TTTGATTTATATTTATCAGCAACCAAACCATCGGTAGTTAAGATTGACGTGGAAGGTTCAGAGATATTCTTAAACGCAATTAAACCTGAGAATTTGGAGGGAGTTAGACATATTGGTATTGAATATCATAATCTTGCTTGTCTGTTATCCTGTGAACATTTATTGAGGGATAATGGATATGAATTAGATTATTATAAGTTCAATCATTTGGATATTGATTATCAAGGTGTTCTCCACGCACATAAAAAGAATGTAATAATTAAAAGAAGAGAAAATGGCGGCATCACCGATTAGAAGATATAAAAGACAACAAGATAGGGAGGCTAAGAAATTATTCAATAAGATTAGTCAACAAACCTTAGACCAAATTAATAAACAACCAAAAGAGGAAAGGGATAAACTATTGTTGTTATATAAACATATGTTAGAAGAAAAAATAAATAAGAAAAAAGAAGTAGAACAAAATGGGATGTAATTGTAAAAAGAAAGCTGAAGTACCACAACCAATACCTACACCTGTACCTGAAACACCAGAACAATTTCACGCACAGGAAATGGATAAGTACGCAAAAGAAATATCAGAAGAAACAATTGATTGGTTTAATAATATAGACACAATAAATCCGTTGGAAGATGAGTGAACTAGATAGATTAGAAAAACTTAAATTAAATTCAATAGAAAACCCTGGCAAACAAAAACGTGGGTGTAAATCTTGTAAGAAACCAAAAGAAGTAATAGTAGAAAAATTACCATTACCTTTTGAATTAGAACCATATATACCTTCAGTTGAAGATATAAAGAAAGCATATATTATGTTAGGTGGTCCAAAAGAAGAAGAAAAACCTTTCATTAAACAAGTATATGAAGCAATATTCAATGAAGAGTTTGATTTTAATTGTAGAAGTTGTGTACATACTCAAACAAGAATATTGAAGAATTATATAAACAATGAATTAAAGATTAAAATATAATGGAAGAAAAAAATAACAAAGGTGGAAGAAAATCCAATATTGCAACATATGAGGAACGTATCCCCGAAGCCTTAGAAATGATATTGTATGAAAAACTCAGTTACACCGAATTTAGACAACAAGGGGCAAAGAGATGGGGAATTACCGAACGTGCGGCTGAAAGTGTTTGGAAAGATTGCAAAGATAGACTTAAAGCAAGGTTTGATGAGAAGACGGAAGAGATTATCTCGGAACAGTTATCAAGGTACTTTGACCTTCTTACTCGGTCCCGCCTTGACAACAATAAAAGGGTGGAACGTGAAACCTTAGCGGATATAAATAAACTATATGGGTTGGAACAAAGAAAGATTGACATTACTTCCAATGGAGAACCTATCAGTATCAATATTAATTTAACAGATTAATTTTTTTTGTGATACATTACTCGTAAAACTTCGTTTTTGACTATGGTAGTAGACATTAAACCAACAAAAAGACAATCCCAAGCGTGGAAATACCTCACCGATGACCATACCAATATAATTTTATTTGGTGGTTCTGCTGGTGGTGGAAAGTCTTGGTTGGGATGTTTATGGATTACAACTTTATGTTTACAACATCAAGGTATAAGATGTTTGATTGGTCGTTCAGTTTTAACACAATTAAAATTAACAACACTTAATACCTTATTTGATTTGTTATCAAGTATGGGATTAAAATCAGGTGAACATTTTACATTCAATGGACAAAGTAATGTATTAACATTTTATAACAAATCAGAAATTATATTTAAAGATTTAGCTTACAACCCAAGTGACCCTAACTACGATAGTTTAGGTTCTTTGGAAATATCAGCAGCATTTATTGATGAAGCAGCACAGATTACATCACTTGCGTTCAGTATTGTTAAATCACGTATAAGATATAAACTAAATGAATATAATCTAACACCTAAGGTTTTAATGACTTGTAATCCATCAAACAATTGGATTAAGAAAGATTTTTATTTACCATTTGTTCAAGATAGATTACCTGAGAACCAAATATTCATTCCATCTTTACCGATGGACAACCCATACTTACCAGCATCTTATATAGAAATGTTGAAAGAGTTACCTCCACAACAACGTAAAAGATTATTGGAAGGTGATTGGAACTATATGGATGAAGTTGATAATCTATTTGATTTTGATAGTATATCCAATAGTGTGTTCTCAAATGTTCCAAAATCAGATGACAAAAAATATATCTCAGTTGACGTTGCACGTTTCGGAACAGATAGGTCTGTGGCAATCGTTTGGAGTGGACTGGTGGTCTTAGAAGTATTTGTCTATACCAAACTATCAACTGTGGAATTATCGTCCGAAATTAAGGAGTTAATTGCAAAGTACGGTGTACATCCAAATAATGTAGTTGTGGATAGTGATGGCGTTGGTGGCGGAGTTTCTGATATTTTGCGTGGGACCAACTTTGTGAATAATAGTTCAGCGTTACACTGACAGAACTTCAGTAACTTAAAATCACAATGTTATGTAAAACTATCTGAGATGTTTAAGGAAGGAAAGATAAGTTTAAACATTATGGAACCATCAATTGTGGAAGAATTAACACAAGAGTTATTGGCAATTAAATTAAAAGATATTGATAAAGATAATAAAGTGGCAGTTCAATCAAAGGATGAAATGAAAAAAGTATTGGGTAAATCCCCTGACTTATCTGATGCACTGATGATGAGAATGTACTTTGAAATAAAGAATATGAAAGCAACAGGAAGATATTCTATTGCGTTCGCATAAAATAATATATACATATATATGGTAAAATTTAAAATTGAAGGAAAAGAATATAAACTACCAGAGTTTATTTCTATTGAACATTACGCAAAGATTTATAAAGTTAAAGACTTATTCTCTGACGATTACTTTGCAGCAAGATTAGTTAGTATTGTTTCAGATGTACCCGTTAATAAACTTATGGAATATGATTTTCAAGAAGTTAATTATATGGCGTTAATGATAATGAATTTAATACCAAAGGATAGACCTAAGTTTGAAGATAGATTTGAATTGGATGGGGTTCAGTATGGTTTCTTTCCCAATTGGAAAGATTTAAGTTTTGCAGAGTTTATTGATATGGATACCATCTCAACCAAGAAGACGGATGAATTATTAAATATGTTACATATTCTTGCAGCAATTATGTATAGACCAATCGTTGAAGAAAAGTCAGAACACGACTTTAAGATAGAAAAATACGATGTAAATAAGATGCAGGAACGGGCGGAACTGTTCAAAAAGAAATTAGATGTAAGGTTCATTTTAGGTGCACAGTTTTTTTTTATGAAATTCGCAAGCAGGTTTTCGGGTTATACCCGACTATCTTTGATACCGAAACTTACAATATGGATGAAGATAAAACTCGTATGGAAGATGAGGAGATTGATAGCGGGTCAAATTTTCAAAAAGCGTTCGGTTGGTTCCTTGTCGTCAACAGAATTGTTGGAAACGATTTTACAAAGCACGAATTTGTCTACGAAAAGAAAGTAATGGAAGTACTCAATCAATTGAGTTTTTTAATCTCATATGATAGAGAACAAGAAAGACTTTTAAAGAAAGCTAAGGGACAAATTATATAATTTCATATAACAACACCAATTATTTTATATTTAAAGATAGGATGAACACAAGTTCAATTAATTATAAACAAATAGTAGCCGACTTAGGGTCAATCGCTTACCATCACCCACAGATACAATCTTTTGGGTTTGGTGACCTTGCGCAATGTACTAATGACATTATAACGAAGCAAGAACCCAAATATACAAGAATGTACGTTGTCCCTGGAGAGGTTAAATTAAATGAAAACCATCTCCATTATCGTTTCTCAATTATTATTATGGATAGAGTGGATGATGACCAATCAAATCAATCTGACGTTATGTCCGATACTTTGAGAACGGTTATGGATGTTTGGACTATTCTATTACAATCATATACCGCAGCACAAGGAGACTTTAGTTGGAATTTGGTTGTGGATGAGAACCCTGACATTTATCCTTTTATTGAAAGATTTGAAACAATACTTGGTGGATGGACATTAAATCTATCTTTTCAAGTTGCGTTTGATTATAACAGTTGTACACCACCAGTTATGGATGACTTTCAATTTCCTGACGATTTAGTTTTTAATAGTTATAAATATGTTTTGAGTGAGTTTCAAACTTTTGCAGACTTACACAGACAGATTAATTCATATGGATTTGGAGATATAGAACAATTAACAAATGACATAATAACCAAAAAAGAACCACATTACCCACGTATGTATGTTCTTCCTGATAGTACACACATTCAGACAGGACATATTCATATTGGTTGGAAAGTATTTTTTGTGGATAAGTTGAATAATGATATATCCAATTTTACAGAAGTATTATCTGACCAATTGGAAATTGTTAAAGACTTTTTTGCAAAGTTATATCTATCAGATTTTGAAGCAGGTTGGGAAGCAACAGTTACACCATATTATGAGAAAACGGAAACGATTTTATCAGGATGGATAATTGATTTTCACTTTATTCAGAAAGCAAATTATGATAGATGTGTACTTCCTGAAACATCCTTTATTAGAGGACTTACTTGGGCTGAGGTTGCACAATTATGGAAAAACGTTTCAAAAGACTGGAAGAACGTATAACAAAAAAATATTTATATATAAACTATGGGTCAACTTACAAATCTATATGTATCACAATCCTATCAGGGATTATTAAAAATGACCAACAGTGCAACAGGTGTAACAACATCATTACAAACTGTTCAAACTGGTGATGGTGCAGATACACCATTACAAATAAGTCAAACACAAGTTAACATCTCAGGTTCATTAACCGTGAATGGGGGTCCAATATCTGTTGATACAGGTTCTTTGGTAACCACATCATCATTCAATGCATATACAGGAAGTAACGATGCAAGAGTTAATTCTCTTATTGCTGCAACAGGTTCTTATGTAACAGAAACTGAAAGTGGTTCATTTGTTACAAGTGTGACAGGTTCAAGTGCAACAGTTACTGTAACCAAAGGTAATGGAACAACAAATCAATTTACAATTAATAATGTTCAATCATCATCGTTTGCAACTAATTCAACTTCAGCAAGTTTTGCACAGAACGCATTATCCGCATCTTATGCACCATCAAGTGTATTACCATCAGGTGTAGTTTCAGGTTCAGCACAAATTTCAGCACTTGGATTTGCAATAACAGGTTCCAATAATTTTGTTGGTGACCAATTTGTTTCAGGTGGTGTATATATATCAGGTTCAGGTGAATTAAGAAAGAAGGGTGGTACATTTAATGTACAAAATGATGCTGGTACAAATTACTTTACAGTAAACACTGCAGCAGGATTATCAGAAGTTACAGTACCATTTAATGCAACATCAGGAATTACTGTTACAGGTTCAGTTAATATTCAAGGTAATATCAGTGCAACATCTGCATCGTTCACATATGTAACAACAACTTATGAAACCGCTTCTGTAATTTATTCAAGTGGTTCAAACCAATTTGGTGATGCATCAAATGATACACAAACATTATACGGTACAGTTAGATTACCAAACGGACCTTTAAATGTAACAGGTAGTGCGTTATTTAGTGGTTCGGTTGGTATTTGGTCAGGTTCTTATTTAGAAACTGATGGTATAACAAATTTCGGTCCTGGTGAAGATATTGAAATTGCACCAAAAAGTGCGGCTGATGTTATTGTTAATCTTACTAATTCAACTGATAAATTTATTGTAAAAGGTCAATCAATTCCTTTTCAAACTTTAATGGAAGTTACAGGTTCTTTATCTGTAACAAATGGTATTACTGGTTCTTTATTAGGTACTGCAAGTTATGCATTAAATGCAGCAACCGCATCATATTTTAATGGTACGGTAGCTTCAGCATCTTATGCAGTTAACGCTGACACGGCTTCAATTGCACGTGATGTAATTGTTGTTGGTAAGTGTAATAACGGTGGTGGTTTAACAAGAGGAACAGTTGTAAGAATAGTTGGTGCAAATGGTGACAATCCATTATTTGATAGTGCAAGTTGGACTGATGAAACAAATAGTGCTAATGTACTTGGTATGTTATCAGAAGATGTTGCGTTTAATGGATTTGCAAACGTGGTTGTATTGGGTAAAGTATTAGGTTTAAATACCAATGCTTACACACCATCAACAAACTTATACTTAAGTTCATCAGGTCAATTTACATCAACAGTTCCAACAGCACCATCTCAATCAGTTAGATTGGGTCAGGTACTTAGACAAAATGTAAATAACGGTTCAATATATTTTAGGGCGGATAATGGTTATGAATTAGGAGAATTACATAACGTAATTGATACAGCAAATACAACAGGTGAATTATTATCTTTTGTTTCAGGTTCTTATGGTTTATGGGTAAATAAAACATCAAGTCAATTAGGACTTGCAACAAGTAGTTCAGTTAATTTAGCAACAGGTTCTTTATTAAAAACAGGAAGTGTTGCAGGAAACGTTCTTACATTTACAAAAGGTGATGGAACAACATTTGATTTGACTGTTGCAACAGGTTCAGGTTCAGATAGAAATGGTTTGATTACAACTGGTTCAATAGCAGGAACACAAGCAATAACAGGAAGTTTAATTTCATCAGGTTCAATTGCAACAACTGGTTCTGTAACTGTTGGTGGTGATTTATATAACTTATCACAAAATGGTTTATCATCTGTAAGTCCATATCTTTTCTTAACAAGTTCTCAAGCAGGACAAGTTAACTTTATTAAAGGTTGGAGTGATAACCCAACTGCGGGTGGTGCTGGTGCAGTAATAGCAAACTATACAGGTTCATTAAGAATTACAGGTTCAAATAATACCGTATCTTTACCTCAAATTAGGGCTACGGGTTTTGGCGGTGGTTCTGATTTACAAGGTTATATATCAGGTTCAGATAATATTATTGGAGGTAACTTTGCTGGAATTTATTTAAATACAGGTTCATTATTATTTCCAAAAATTTGGGGTAATAACGTTCAACCAAACTCAGCACTTGTAATGAATTTCACCACCTCATCTTTATCGGGTGGTCATCCAACTATTCTAAATAATACTTTATATGCTGGTACAATTACTGTTAATAGTAATAGTGGTTCAATCCAAGCAATGTCATCAAACATTGTAAATGGTGGTTCTGTTACAACAACACAAAACTTTGTAACAAATACAAGACCAACAATTAGTACAAATTTAGTTAATGGACAAAATGTAACATTAAACCATATTAGTAGTTCAGTAAATTATTCAAGTAATTTTAATAATTCACCAATCACAGTTAATAACCATTTAAGTAGTTCAAATATTACTAATAACTCAGTAACTGTAAATAATAATATTATTGTAGGTGGTTCACAAGCTACAGGACACGTAATATATGTATCTGGTTCACAATCATCAAATGCATCAAGACAATTTTCTGATAATATAATAGGTGGTAAAAACGTTGTTGTTTCATCATCATTTGTTAGTTCATCAGCATCAAATTTATATGCAACAATAGTTTATGGTAATACTCTTACTGTTTCAGGTTCACACAGTGGAAATGGAGGTTCAGCGTTCTTTGGTAGATTTAATGATACAGGTTCATTACATTTAGCACAAGATATTGTATTTGCAGTAGGTACAGGTACCGCAGCAGGTTCAAGAAGAACAGGTTTATATGTAACATCAGGTTCATTAGTTGGTGTATCAGGTTCATTAAATGTAATTGGTAGTGTTGGTGCTGTTAGTGTAACTGGTTCAATGATTTTATCAAGTTCTGCAGCAGTTGGTATGGATATTCAAACATTCTCAACCAATCACACAGGTGCGTTATTCATCAGTTCTTCAGGATTAGTTTCTTTAGATGTAAAAGGATATAACACTAATATATCAAGTTCATTAAACTTAACAGGTTCTTTAGTACAAACAGGTTCATTACAACAAAATGTTGTTACATTAACAAATAGTAGTAATACGGCATCACTTGATTTAAGTCAAGGTAACTTCTTTAGTTATGTACTTGCTGATAGTAGTGCTAACTACCTAAATCCAACAAACGTAAAACCTGGTATGAGATTTACCGTTAAAGCAATTGGTACAGGACCAAGTTCACAAATTGAAATTAATAGTGCAAAGTTTGCAGGTGGACCTGGTTTAGTTTCTGTTGGAACATCAGGGTCATATAGAATATTTGACTTTGTAAGTTATGATAACTCTAAACCAACTTATCTACAACAATTCGGATTATTCTAAAATAAATTAAAATGGACGTAGAAAAGATTGCACCTATTATTGAAAGTATATTAAAGAAAACGTTGGAACAAAAACGTTATCCGTTTGGGTTTGCTAAATTCAGAGGAGTTGGTAATAAAGTTGCATCTGGTAAGTTAAGAGATAGTATAAAGGTAAATGTTATTGATAATGGGAACAGTCCAATAATTGAAGTACTTGCTGAAGAATATTCTAAATGGGTACAATCAGGAAGATTACCTGGCAAGAAAGGTGTTCCAATTTTTGCAATAGAAAAGTGGATTAAAGAAAGAGGATTAAAAGGTAGAGATAAAAAAGGAAGATTTATAAACAGAAGAAGTTTTGCATTTGCAATACAAAATAATATAAAAAAATTCGGGATAAGACCAGCAAACTTTTTAGATGTTGCATTGGAAATGATTGCACAAGATGAAAAGATAATGGAACTTTTAGGGGATGCTGCTTACGAAGAATTGATAGACTTAATAGAAGGTATATAATATGAGTTTTGGATACCCACAACAATATGCTAATGGTTTAAACAGTAATTCTCAATTAAGAAGAAGTGCTGATATGATTTACCAAAGAGGTGGAACGTATGAAGTTATATTAACAGGAGACACATATCAACAATCAATGGTATTAGATGTGGATATGTTTTCTGACGACAGAAAGGTTGGAAGAATGTCTTTAGTTCCATATAACATTTCACAATCAGGTTCAACATACACCTACAAATTTAATATTAGACCATATGATTATTTGTCTAATTACGTTAAATCAGAACATTATACAAATTACTATTTAAACGATTGGTATAGTACAAATGAATTAATTAATATTAATAATCCGTATCCAAACGGTATTAAAGCCAATATTAAATATGGTTGGACATTTATAAGTGGTGGAACACCTGTATATGAAACAACAGGACAAACACCAACAAACGATTATAACCATTATACTTCCATACCATATTGTGCAACAAGCACAGGATTTACCGCATCAGGATTTACCAACACAGGTAAATATTTTGATTATGTCGGTGGTGATTTTGAAATGGGAAGGGAGAAGTTTATTCTTGCAAACTTTGACCAAGAATTAGGTTCAGTAGTTGGAACAGGATTAACAATCAACACGGTTGATAGATATAGATTATTATCTCCAATGTCTCAGTATTTGTTTGATTTTCCTACTGTACCTGAGATGAGTGAAACGTCAAGATTTTTAACTGATGCACCACGCATTCAGTATATACAAGATGACGAAAATTATGTATTATATTACTTAAACGGACAAACAGGAGATAGACAAGTGATTGAAGCAGATTATGCGGTGTTTGAGTTTTACAATGAAAGTAATGTAATGATAACTTCATTTGAAGAACAAATTAATTTTAGTGGAACAACATATCAATCACCAACAGGTTATACGGATAATTTAAGAATATTCGCATTACCTTGTGGACCTGCTGATGTGACAAATATATTCTCAACAATCAATTGGGATAATGTTGCTTATTATAGAGTACAAATATTCTATTCTTATCCAACATACAATAATACAAGTAGAGTTACCAATGGTGGTGTAGGTCCAATATCAGAATGTTTTTATTTCTATTTGGGAGTTAACTGTGGACCTGAAAATACAAGACTTGCTTGGTTAAATAATAGAGGTGGTTATGATTATTTTACTTTTACATCTTATAGACAAGATACAAAGAAAATAACAAGACAGACATATGACAATAGATATTATGCAACTTCTCAACAATCTCCTGATAGAAATATTGGTAGAACCGTTAAAACATTTGACACAAATGTGGATAGAGAATTTGTATTAGAAAGTGATTATATAAACGTTCAATATGGAGGATGGTTGCAACAATTATTCTATTCTCCACAGGTTTATGAAATGAAAGAAGATTATGTATCACCATTAAATAGACAAGATTATTTTTATAAGGATTTAAGACCAATTCAAATTCTATCAACAGAAGTTGAGACAATAACTAAAAAACATAAAAAATTAAACAAGTACAAAATTACTTGTAAATACGCAGATGGTTTCTTCGTAAGTAAAGGTTTCTAATTTATGGCCCAACAACAACAGACAGTACTTAGAGTACAGACAAATAAAGAAATATCAACTTATTCATTACCAGTTGGAACAATGAGTGTTGCAACAGGAACAACAATGGTATTGTCAGGTTCAGGTACAACACTTAATCCATATACAGGTACATCATATGTAGGTGATATGGCGTATTTAGATATTAATACAAATGGTGGTACCGTTTATTATATGATAAGTGGTCAAACATATAGTGATGATATTCTTTGGGACCCAGCTAATATCTATTTGATAAGAAATGGTGTTCAATATTTGGCAA